AAGCACTCAAACCTTATGAAATTTGGTGCGACACAGTCGATCAGATAAAAACGGATTCAATTGAACACCCAAAAGCTACGCCGTCGGAAGCCTAAATCGAATCCTAGTTGAACTCGCTATGGCAACAGGGATTCCGATGAAAGAGTGGGAGACGGCGGAGCAGATATACACGGCAATCGAGATTTTGGAGAAACGAAATGGCAACAAAGGCAGGTAGAGGCACTTTTGCCATAACTGTCGAACCAACTGAATTTCGCAATCTCATTGGCTTGCTTAATAAGCTCGACAAAGAATCTCAAGATGAAATCCGAAATGGCGCGCTTCCATTATCTCAACGCCTAGCCGGACAGCTTCTCATGTTTAGCCAATCGGCTCCATCGCCACAGACAAAGCTTGTCGCTCAAACCATTACAGCAAAGCGTGATCGATTGATTCGCGTTGATATTGGCGGATCAAAGAAAGTCGGTCGAAAGTACGGCGGAGAGCAATCGAAGTCCGGAAAAGGTAAAAAAGTCCGGCAGGATTCAGCACCAGCTGGCGCATTGCTATGGGGAACGGAATATGGATCTCATAAAGGCGTGGATTCACGCGGACGCGCATATACAGACAGATTCAAAGCTCCATCGAATAAACGAGGCTATTGGATCAATCCTGCCGTTGATTATTATGTGCCAATCGTCGCAAGAGAATATGCCGAGATGGTGCAGACCGTCGTGAAGAAATTGGGGCTTGATTAATGGCTGGAATTCCAAAAGTAAAGATTACTTTCGACGCTGATTTTGATGAATTAAAACGCGGAATTACTGGCGCAACCAATGAAGTCGAAGGATTCGGCTCGAAGATGGGTAAGTTCGGCAAAATTGCCGGTGCTGCTTTTGCAGCTGCCGGTGCAGCTGCGCTTGCTTATGCTGGCGTACTTCTCAAGCAAGGAGTCGAATCTGCCATTGCTGATGAAGCTGCTCAAGCAAAGCTTGCCACTACATTACAAAATGTTACCGGAGCTACCGACGCTCAAATCAAAGCCGTCGAAGATCAGATTCTCAAGACTTCACTTTTAACCGGAAAGACCGATGACGAGCTTCGCCCGAGCTTTGAACGCCTAGTTCGAGCCACAAAAGATTCCGATGAAGCTCTCAAGCTTCAATCAATTGCTTTGGATGTATCAGCTGGATCCGGTAAGTCTCTTGAAGCTGTAACCAACGCCATGGCGAAGGCGCAAGAAGGCAATACAGCTTCACTTGCAAAGCTTGGCGTCGGATTGACTTCGGCACAGCTCAAGACTATGTCGATGGACGAAATAACCAGACAGCTTGCCAATACTTTCGGCGGACAAGCTGCGGTTCAAGCTGACACTTTTCAAGGCAAGATGGCTCGACTTCAAGTGGCATTCGATGAAGGCAAAGAAACCATTGGATCTTTTGTCTTAGACGCAATCACTCCAATGATTGACACCGTTGTAAATACGGTCATTCCGGCAATTTCGAATTTCATTGATTCAATGGGTGGCAAAGAAGGCTTGTCCAATGCTTTCACGACAATCATCGACATTGCAAAGAAAATCTTTGTGCCGATTCTTGAAGGCTTAAAATTTGCTTTTGACAAAATCCGTGATGCCGTTATGGACAACAAGGATCAATTCGCTGCGCTCTTTGAATTCTTAGCAAAATATGTTGCTCCGCTTTTGGGTGGAGTGCTCAAGCTTGCAATTGAAGGCATTGGAGTGGCTCTCGGAGTTGTCATCAATGTCGTCGGAGATCTCATTAGCGGATTTAGGACTCTCTTTGGCTGGATTGGAAATGTCATTGGAAAGATTCAAGACATGATTAATCTTTTCAAAAATAACCCTGTCATTTCCGGAATTTCCGGACTTATTAGCTCCGCATTTGGTGGATTCCGTGCAACTGGCGGAGCGGTATCTGCGGGAACTCCCTATGTCGTAGGAGAAAAGGGTGCAGAGCTCTTTGTGCCTAGTTCAAACGGAACAATTGTTCCGAATGGCGGAATGGGTAGTACAATCAACATCACCGTCAATGGCGCAATCGACGCCGAAGGTACAGCGCGCACAATTGTGGATGTGCTTAATCGCTCGAATGCCCGTGGGACTCTCGGAGCGAATAGGCTGACTTTCGCATGACGCTATGGACGCCCACATGGAGCATCGACATTGATGGCGTCGAATATAAAAATGTCACGCTAGCCAATCTCAACATTGGATCGGGTCGCACCGATATTTATACTCAAGCCATCGCCGGTTATCTCAATCTAACGCTCATCAACCTTGACGATTCCAACATCACAGCCGGCATCAATTCCGCCGTGACCGTCTATGTGAACAATTCGTCCGGTACTCCCATAGCTCTTTTTGGTGGATCTATAACGGACATCATTGTGGGAGTCCAATCCGGTGGATCCATTGGAGTCACACAGACCATTCAAATCACGGCTCTAGGAGCTCTTTCACGGCTTCCAAAGGTGCTCACCGATGGAATACTCACAAAGGCACTTGACGGAGTCCAAATCGAATCTGCGCTATCTCAAGCCCTATTTTCTCGATGGAATGCCGTACCGGCTTCTTTGACTTGGAATGGCTTGGATCCTGCAACTACTTGGGCTCAAGCTTTTAACACGGGACTGGGAGAAATTGATACAGGTAACTATGAATTGGCAGCTCGATCATCAAGCGTCACGGATATTTATTCACTCGTCTCGGCTTTAGCTACTTCCGGACTTGGCTATCTTTACGAAAACTCTCAAGGTCAAATTAGCTACGCGGACAGTACCCATCGCACTCAATACCTAGCTGCAAACGGATATGTCAATCTTTCAGCTAATGACGCTTTTGCCAGCGGACTAGAAACGGCTACCCGTGCCGGCGATGTTCGAAATTATGTGACTTTGACCTACAAAAACGGACAGCAAGTCACCGATTCGGATGTTGAATCGATTGCTCTTTATGGCACTCTCGCACAAAATATCGACACAAGTCTTGAGAATGCAGCCGATGCGACAGCTCAAGCCGACTTCTATTTAACGCTTCGCGCATTCCCACAAGCCAATTTCAATCAAATTTCATTCCCATTGGGATCACCGGAAATTGACAATTCGGATCGCAATAACCTGCTCAATGTGTTCATGGGAATGCCCGTCAATATCTCTGATCTGCCACTCAATATGGGCTCAAGCTTTCAAGGATTCGTCGAAGGCTGGCAATTTCAAGCCGGCATCAATTCGCTGACTGTCTCGCTTTATGTCACTCCGGTGGCGTATTCGCTTCAGGCATTCCGCTGGAATGATGTGCCTGTCGTTGAGACTTGGAACACGATTGAGCCTACACTTGACTGGTTGAATGCAACCGTCGTCGCATAAGGAGAAAAAATGGCAACAACGACAACGAATTATGGTTGGGACATTCCACAGTCCACCGATTTGGTTAAAGACGGAGCAACGGCAATTGCGACTCTTGGACAAGATATTGACACTTCATTTGTCGGTCTAAAAGGTGGAACTACCGGACAGGTTCTTTCTAAAACATCGAACACAGATTTGGCTTTTACTTGGGTAGCTCAAGATGATTCCAACGCTATTCAAAATGCGATTGTTGATGCAAAAGGTGATCTAATTTCTGCCACTGCTAATGACACACCAGCGCGATTGGCAGTTGGAACAGATGGTCAAGTATTAACGGTTGATTCCACAACAGCTACAGGCTTAAAATGGGCAGCTGCAAGTTCGACTCCAACTTTTGTTGGATGCCAACTTTATATGTCATCCAATCAAAGTATTGCAAATTCCACAAATACAACTTTACTTTGGGGCGCAGAATATTTTGATTCAAATGGTTTTCATTCTACGACAACTAATACTGGCAGAATCACGATTCCGACTGGAAAAGCGGGTTATTATTTATTGACCGGTGCAGTTAGATGGAGTGGCAACACAAGTCAGAGACGCAATATGTCACTTTCAAAAAATGGAACTTATATTGCCGGAACCGATTGGATGGAAAACCCATCCACAAATGAAGGATATTTAATACAAACTTTTGCATTTATGGTTAATGCTGCAGTTGCTGATTACTATGTTATCAATGTTTCTCAAGGTTCAGGTGGCGCATTGGATGTCATAGCAGATAGTTCTTATTTTGGCGCAATCTATTTAGGAGCATAAAAATGGTAAAATTTCAAAAGCCTGTTAACTTAAACGGTCAAGAATTGCGCGACGAATTAAGGGCGCAAGGAATCGCAATTTCAGATAAAAGAAGTGCAATTTCTGTCGATGAAAATGGCGATTTATTCCTTGAAATCAATCAAAAGGATGAATCAAAGGCAGCCGGAATCGTTGCAAATCACAATGGAACGACAATGCCACCGGAGCCAACTTTGGCAGATAAATTATTAAGCGTAGGTGTCAACATTGATGATCTAAAATCTGCACTTGGACTGTCGTAAAAAAATGACATTTCCACAAGGCACGGCTGCACACGCAGTCGAAATTGCCAAAGGCGAAATTGGAACCGTCGAGCAGGGTGAGAATCTGACAAAATATGGCGAATTTACAAAAGCCAATGGTTTGCCTTGGTGCGGATCATTTTGTAATTGGGTATTGGCACAAGCCGGCGTCAAGATTCATTCGGTTGTGAGCACAGCTATTGGAGCTCACAAATTTAAAGAGATTTCCCGTTGGCATCAAGAGCCGGAAATCGGAGATCTTGCATTCATGGACTTTCCACATGACGGAGTCGATCGAATCAGCCATGTGGGAATCGTCGTTGGCATCGATGGAAAATCGATAGTAACCATCGAAGGCAATACATCCGGCAACGGCGATCAACGCAACGGCGGAATGGTTATGGCTAAAACACGGACAATTGGAAAAGAAATCGTTGGTTTTGGTCGTCCAAAATATGTGCCATATAAGGGAGAATTCCCAACCGTTACGGTTGAAAAGCCAAAAGCTGCAATTCTCAAGAAGAAGGAGAAAAAGAAGTGAAAAATGTCAAAGCCATCGCAGCTTCATGGTTGCGGTCATTTCTCGCAGCATCAATCGCCGTTTATATGGCGGGCGAGACAGATCTCAAGGCAATCGGCATGGCGGGTTTAGCTGCCGTCCTACCGGTTATTTTGCGTTATCTCAATCCAAACGATTCAGCTTTCGGAGTTATGGGGAAGTGACACCGAACGAATGGGCTGCCGTAACCGGTGGCATTATCGCTACTGGCACGGCAGCTTATTCGGTGATTCGTATGCTTATCAAAAACATTCTTCATGAGCTTCAACCCAATTCGGGAAAATCGCTCAAAGATCAGGTCACACGGATTGAACAACGCGTGGACAGGCTCTACGAGCTCATGACTCAAGAATCCTAATCGACACGCCCAAAAACACGCGGGAATCTTGATTTTGTCAGTCTTTTGCTTCACCCTGTACGCAGGGAGCGAAATTCAGTAACTCTCGGATCGGGAGCAAAAATGACAATTCTACAAATCATCCTTTTGATGACTCATATCTTCATGCTTATTTGTGGTTATTACGCCGGACGACAAGACGGCTTCAAAGAAGGCAAAGCCATAGGATTTCGTCGTGGCAAGGCAATTTCAAAGATTGAGGCTGTCAAATGGGATTCCTAGACAATTACGAGACAGTCAATCAAAAGGTTCAACGCCTACACGCAACTTACCCAACCAACCGGATTGAGACATCGATCATCGATTGGAATTCGGAGAAAGGCTACATTCTTATCGAATGCCGCATTTATCGCCACTACGAGGATGAGAAGCCGGCAGCAATCGACTACGCACACGGCATGGTGGGCGCGTATAACCCACAAATGAAGCGTTGGTATGTCGAGGATACAGTCAGTTCCGCAATCGGTCGCTGTGCGTCCGTGGTGCTCGGAGTGGAAGAAAAGCCATCACGCGAAAATATGGAGCAAGTGGAGACCATGCCAAAAGCATTCGTTGAAGAAGATCCATGGAGCAAGCCGATATGGGAAGATGGTTTTACGACAGCAAAGACAGCTGTGGAAGAGATTAAGTCACAGCTCGGTGGAGAGATCCAATCTGAATCGCCAATCTGCGCACACGGTCACAT